ATGGCCGGATTAACCAGAGAGCAGCGCGCTCAGCGTGAAGCGGAAAAGCTTGCAGCTCAGCAGGCCGCTGATAAAAACCCTGCCCAGCAGGAACAGCAGCAGGAACAGCAGCAGGAACAGCAGCAGGAACAGCAGCAGGAACAGCAGCAGGAACAGCAGCAGGAACAGCAGCAGGAACAGCAGGGTGTTGAGCTGGTGGTCATGGTCCGTGACACTCCAGAATTCCATGGCGGCCCGCTACGTGCAGATGTTCATCCTGATGAAGTGGATAATTGGCTGGCGCTGGACTGGCGTCTGGAGGAGTAACCATGCTGGTTGCCGATCCTCATTCGCCTGATTTCAACAGCTACGTCAGCGTAGTTGACCTGCGCGCGTTCGCGACCGGGCGCGGGTATACCGTACCTGCCGATGACGGCGAGTGCGGCCAGATGTTGATGCAGGCAATGGACTATCTGGAAGGAAAGAGCTGGCGCGGGCAGCGAGCCAGTACATTGCAGCCCCTGTCGTGGCCGCGCTCGGGCGTACGTTTCGATGGCGTTGATCTACCGGCTGACACCATCCCGCAGCGCCTGGTTGATGCGCAATGCCGCCTGGCTATCGAGTCGCAGGAGATTGACCTCACGCCGTCGGTCTCCGGTGGCGGCGCGGTCATAGCTGAGAGCGTACAGGGGGCCGTCTCTGTACAGTACGAGCCGGGAACGAATAAGGCCACTCCAACATTCCCCTGGTTCTATTCCTCGCTGCGTGGGCTTGTGGTGGGCGGCAACCAGGTCCGGATCGAAAGGGGGTAGCATGGCAATCGACTATCGCCGCATGCGCGCTACGGCAACGCGGCTGCTGACGGAGAACGGCAAAGCCTACCAACTGACTCGCGGAGGTACTACCACCCGCGATCAGTACGGGAAAGAGGTTATCACCGAGCCTATTACAGCGTCCGTTACCGGCGTTATCACCGAATACTCCACGCGTGAAATCGACGGTTCACTGGTTGCTACGGGCGATAAGAAACTGGCGGCCACGTTTGAAACGGAAGTGCGAATCGGCGATCACATCGAAATTGACGGTAAGACGTGGCGGGTGGTGCAGCCTAATCCCATAAAGCCGGCAGATGTGCTTATCTCCTACAACATTCAGCTGAGGACCTGAGTATGACCAGTTCTGCAAACCAGCCGTTTCTGGCTGCCATTCAACTGGTTGTGGAGGGTTCAAAGCAGGAGATGGACCAGGTTGTGCGCCGGACAGGTATCAAGATTCTCGGTCGGCTGGTGGATATGTCGCCCGTCGGGCAGCCGGAAATATGGCAGATGAACCAGACGGCGTCGGCTTACAACACCGCGGTGCGGGAGCACAACGCGGCGTTACGTGAGGATCCGGCCAATCTCACCAGAGCCGGGCGGCTTAGGCGCGGTCTGCGCGTCAACGACTCAATGGACATCAAAAAGCCAGGGGGTTATGTCGGCGGTCGGTTCAAGAATAACTGGTATGTGGGGTTCGATAGCCAGCCGACAGAGACGAACGATACGCCGGATGCCTCCGGTCAGGGCTCTAATTCCCGCGGACTGGCGGTACTCGAGGTATTCAGAGTCGGGCAGGTGGACACTATTTACTTCACCAATAACCTACCATATGCCCAGGCGCTGGAGAACGGGCACTCAAATCAGGCTCCGGGAGGAATGGTAGGGCTGACAGCTATTGATGCGGCCCAGTATTTTCGCGAAGCGATGAGCGAGGTGCGCAATGGTCGGTGACCAGTCTATGCGAATTGTTGAACTGCTGGAGAGCCGGGTAGCAGTTATCGCTGCGTCGCTCGGCTTGCCTGTCGCCTGGCCTAACATCACGTTTGACCCGCCTGATGCCACATACGCCCGGATTTATGTTTTGCCGGCGCAGACAATAGGCCAGGACCTTGCCGGTCAGATGCGCACCTACCAGGGGATCCTACAGGCAAACATCATCGTTCCTGCTGGGTCAGGTGTTACCCAGGCGAGAGGGCTGGCCCAGTCCATCGCCGATGCCTTTCCGGAGGGATTACCGCTGGTGGAAGCTGACCTGACGGTATATATCAACGGGCCGCCGCAGGTGCGCCAGCCTGTACAGGACCGACCAACCTCTGCGCCTAACGGTTCCAGCGGATCCATAACCTACACCATCCCCGTCAGCATGCAGTACCGCGCTGATTACTGACCCGCCGCCCGGCGGGTTTTTTCTTATCCAAATTCAGGAGAGTGCTATGGCATTCGCAATCCCTAACGGCTCGCGTGTGAACGTGGCCAGAACCTATCAGGCTCCTATTACCTTTACCGCAGCCTCCAACGCGACGGAATGCGAACTGACCGTTGCATCGGCAGTCGGCATCCAGGCAGGGGATGTTGTCCAGGTGAGTTCCGGGTGGCTTAAACTCGACAATATGGTGCTGCGAGTTAAATCCGTAACCGGCACTAAGATCGTGCTGGAGGAGTTCGATACCAGCGACGCTACTAAATTCCCGGCCGGTACCGGTGCGGGCACGCTGCGAAAAATTGACTCGTGGATCACCATGCCGCAGGTAATGACTCTGTCCACTGAGGGCGGCGACCAGCAGACCATCAGTGTACAGTTCCTGGAGGATGATAAGGCCCGTACTATCCCGACGTTTAAAAACGCTGTCGTTCAGGTCTACACCTTCGCCCATGACCCGCAACTGGCCATCTATAAGCGTCTTATCGTTCTGGACGATTCCAGCGACACCACAGCGGTCTGGTTCCATAATCCCCGCGGTAAAGCGGATCGTTATTACTCTGCCAAAGTGTCGTTCCAGCGCGTGCCACGCACTGAAATTAACGCCGTAGAGAGCAACGAGGCACGCATGAGCTTCGAATCGGACATGCAGATTTACCCGATCGTCGATTCTTCCGTGCTGCCACTGGCGTTCCTGTCTGATCTCCCGGCGACTCAATCCGTCGATGCAGGTGACGCCCTGGATTTAGCGGTCGTAATGCAGGGCGGCTCGGCGCCTTACACCTACGTGTGGAAGAAGGACGGCGCGGCCATCGCGGGCAAAACCTCCTCGACGCTGAACATCCCGGCTGTTACGTCCGGCGATGCTGGCGTTTACACCTGCGAAGTCACCGATGCCACAGGCAAGATCATCACCTCGGCTGCGTGCACCGTCACGGTCAGCTAACCAGCCGGGCTCTTTCCACTACATAAATGAACCCGCTCCGGCGGGTTTTTCTTTACCAAGGAACCGAAATGACCAAGTTTTCCCTTATCCCGAACCCAACCTTTTCAGTGACCGCAAGCATCCCGCGCGCCGGCGCAGAGGACGGCAAGCTAACCCTCACTTTCCGCCATAAGACGCTGGATGAGCTGCGCGCCATGGACGATAAGCTGCAAAAGGCCGCAGAAAGTAAAAAGCTCGCTATCGAGCCTCAGGCTGACTACTTCCTGGAAATCGTTGAGGGCTGGGCACTGCCGGACGATTTTAATCGTGAAAACGTGATCGTACTTCTCAAGAACTACCCGCGCGCGTTCGATAGCATCGGCCTGGCCTACACCAAAGAGCTGATGGGGATGCGCGAAAAAAACTGAGGCAGGTCGCCGCAGCGTTGTATACGCCAGGGCCGACTCTCGCGGAGTTAGCCGCTTTTGGTTTAACGCCTGAGGACGTGGAGGAGGAAGTGTGGATCCTGCCGTCGGTATGGAAGTCCTTCACCATCTTTTCCTCACTGGCGACCCAGTGGCGTGTCGGCGCGAGCGGGGCGACCGGCCTTGATTACAACGTTCTCCCCTGGATGTTCGATTTGCACGGGGTTGAGGATGCGGCGGCCTGCATGGCTGACCTTCAGATTATGGAAAGCGAGGCTCTCAAGGTAATGCATAAGGAGACGAAATAATGACTGACCAGATCGCCTCGATTACTTTGCGGGCCGATGTTTCCGACCTAAAGACAGCCAGCAATGAACTGGATAAACTCGGCCAGGCCGCGGCTGGGGCAGTTGAAAAAGCAGATGATCTTAACAGTGTGTTCCGCGCTGGTGCTGAATCTGCGAAGCAGGGCAGTGAAGGGCTCAAGGAGCAGCAGACCGCCCTCAAGGGGCTGTTAGAGAATATTGACCCGGTAAACAAGGCGCTGAACCGGCTGGATGAACAGCAGGCCGCGCTGAGAAACTTCCAGACCAAAGGCTTCCTGGATACCGATGATTTTCAGCACTACAACAAAATTCTCGACGAGACCCGACTAAAGCTGACCGATACCGGCGAGGCCGCAGCGCGCGCCCAGGCCGAACTGGCAGCAACCCAGGCCGCTGAAAAACAGTCTGCCGCGCTGAAGAACCTGCTGGGCTCCATCGACCCGACGATCCGCGCATTCAACTCTCTTGATGAACAGCATGCACAGCTGGTGGCTCATCTCGAGGCTGGACGCATCAACGGAGCTCAGTTCGAGCACTACAACGCAATCCTGAACCAGACGCGTGAGCGTCTCTCAAGCGTCGCTGACGTACTGCCTGAAGCGTTATCACGCCAGGAGGCAGCGGCCCGACGCGCCGGTATCTCCGTGGGCCAGTACAGCGCCGCCATGCGCACGCTCCCGGCCCAGTTTACGGATATTGCTACGCAGCTGGCGGGCGGTCAGTCTCCCTTCCTGATTCTGCTGCAGCAGGGCGGCCAGATCAAAGACCAGTTCGGCGGTGTAAAAGGGGCAATCTCTGGGGTAACGTCCTACATTACCGGACTGTTAGGGCTTTTGAATCCGGTGACTATTGGTCTGGCTGCCGTTGCCGGCGGTTTCGCGTACGTGGCATATCAGGCATACGAAAACAATAAGCAGGTCTCTGCGTTAAACCAGGCTTTGGCCAAGACTGGCAACATCTCAGGAAAAAGTGCAGAAGGCTTGCAATCACTTTCCCGTCAGTTAGCCTCTGCCAGGGATGTCAGTAAGTCCGCAGCCGTTGATGTTGTTACTAAAGCTACGGCTATGGGGGCATCAGCAGACCAGATAGCTCAGTTTTCTAATACAGCCCTGCTGATGTCCAAAACAACCGGGCAAAGTGTCGATGAACTACTGAAACAGTTTGAACGTATTGGTAAGGATCCAGTTCAGGCGCTTATTGGCCTGAACGAGCAATATCACTTCGCTACCTTAGCTTTGTATGAGCAAGTGAAAGCTCTGACAGATGCAGGCGATACTGCTGGTGCGACTAAGGCTATCATCGACCAGCTCGCAAACTCTCAAAAGAGTTTTGGTGATGCTTCCGTTTCTTCACTTCGACTCACCGGGGGCTGGTGGGATGACCTAATCGACAAGGTCGGTAAATACAAGCTTTCGCTGGATGATCTGAAAGCCACCCCAACTGTCGGGCTTAAGGAACAGGGAATCCGCACAGGTGGGAGTGAGCTGCCCGGATGGGATTATGTGACCCGTGAAGCAGCAAAGCCCCAGATTCCTACTGTTGAGGTTACGAAGGCTGGCCTACAGCAGTTAATCAGCCTTCAACAAGAAAACTCAGCCAAAGCCAAGCAGTTCAATGATGAGCAACTTAAATTTCGTCTGCAGATGAATGCCAGCGAAAAATCGTTGGCAACTAACGCTCAAAAGAGAACTGAAGAAGCCGAGAAATACGCCAAAGCTGTGAAGGCGGGTTATATAACTCAGATGGAGGCTGACAGGCATCTCGCGCAATTTAACGAGCGCTACAAGGACCCCAAAACACCTAAAACGCCATCGGTTAAGGTTGATGATGGTGAACGCACAGTTGAAACCTACCAGGCTCAGGCCAGGACGTTAACTGAAACTCTCGAGACCCTACGCAAGACCGGGGAGACTCAGGCCAAAAATACAGAACTCAGCAAGCAGCAATCACGCTTTGCCGAGCTCGACCAGGCTGCAAAAACTCGAGCCTTAACGACTCAGGAAAACGCTCTGCTTGCCAGCCGTGAAGCTATTCTGAATGCCGCAAAAGTGGTGGACCATAAGAATAAAGAAATTGAGGCTCAGCAGAAGATTAATGGCCTGGCGCAGCAGGCTAATAAATACGTGACGCAGATGTCGGAAAAGGCAGATGCATTGCGTGGTAGCGCGGGCCTCAGTGGTCGTCAGGCTCAGCGTATGCGCGAAGAGGCACAGCTCCGGCAAGGGTGGATAAATAGCGGAGGAAAGCTCGATGACGCTGGCTATGAAAAGGAGCTCAAGGCATTAAAAAATTATTACTCTGAAGAGGACCGACTGCGAAGCGACTGGAAGGCCGGAGCAAAAAACGGTTGGAATGAATACCTGGAAGTCGCCACCAATACCTACAGCGCGGTGAATAATGTTGCCAGTTCAGCACTAAATGGTTTATCTGGCATGCTGACAGATCTGATGATTACGGGTAAAGCCTCAATCAAATCATTCGGCATGTCGATGCTAAAGATGATCGCGGAGGTCGTAAACCGGCTCCTGGTTGCTCATGCGGTGCAGGCGGCTATGGGGTGGATTAGCGGCGGCAGCGGCAGTAGCGGGGGGAGTACACCAGGCGGAGCTTATACGAATGCAGCTGCAGGGGTTACTTTCAATGCTAAAGGCGGGGTATATGATTCGCCCGGGCTTAGTAAGTATGTGAATGGTGTCTACGACTCACCTCAGTATTTTACCTTCCAGGGCGCATCGAAGTTTGCGAAAGGGGGCGTGTTTGCTGAAGCCGGTGCAGAAGCAATAATGCCTCTGACGCGTGACTCTGCAGGCCGTCTCGGAGTGAGAGCTCAGGGTGGAGGGGGAGTAGCTCCCGTCATTAACACTACTGTTAACGTTGACGCTGGTGGTTCGGCAACGGCCCACACGTCCAGTTCTGGCGATGCAATGGGGCGCGCGCTAGCTGATGAGATGCAGAATGCCGCATTGCAAGTGGTACAACGGCACCTTAAGCCTGGCGGCATGATCTACAACTTCACTAAAGGCCGATAGAGTTTGCCTCATCCCTTGGTTATCATATGCCAAAGCAAGTGAATCAACGGGATGATGATGTGATTGGCAAGGCTGGTGGTGATGAAACACCTAAGGCTAGCATCTACAGGTGCGAACCTGAATGATGGACTATTCGTCTGATGAACCACTGATGATGCTAGCTCAAGAATTGGTTGTTCCAAACCGGAATGTGTCCACTTCAGAAGTAGGCTTCTTCATTTTGCGATAGGCTGCATATCATAAATATCATCATCAATAATTGCCTTGATGAGATAACCCCTTCCTGCATCGTTAGTTAAAACGGCCACTGTTGGTGCATAAGCGTAGTGATAGTTATATGTCTGGCATGAGAGCACCCAGCCATTTTGTAGCTTGATCTTTTTATCATATTCACACCCCTCAAAATCCCCATCGACACGGGTGATTGCGGTAACGGTATAACCTTCAAGCTCACTAAAATCATCGGCATCAAGAGCGAGGGCTGGGGCAGATAGCGAAATGAAAATTGTTGCCGCAAGAATGTAATTCATTTTTTCCCTTACCAGTTTAGTGGGCGGACCGAAAGTAATGAGTATTAAAAGCTTCCTTGATTTTGCCAAAAGCAAGGGCATGTTCCTAATGCTGCTTGACTAATTCACATATCTACTGGCGAATCACCTTGCCTGATAGCTATGTTTACCTATATATAGCCTCGCTATTTATGGGGAATAATCATTCAAGCAATTAGGGGCCTCAGCAGTCTAGATTATCTAATAATAGACTTGCATCGCATAACTTTTTATACGGATAATGATACTCTATCTATTTGAATTAACTGATTATTGAGGGTGGAATGGCGTCTATTAAAGTTACTGCGTTGTGGGTTGAGGATGGGAAATCCAGTATTTCCTTTGTCTCTCCTGTTCTTGATGATAAGAAGCTTAATTATGACAGCGATGCTTTTGGCTATGGCTGTGTCGAAAATCACGAACAATCAGGTATCAAGCGATATCCTTTCGTCATGGAAGATTTTGGCGATGGGCTTGCGCTGCTGGATTGGGGGTCAACCATCGAGAAAAATACAGCCACGCTTGATGTGCTTGATAGACCTCTGAGCGTAGGTGGCATCATTACCTATAACGAAACTGATGAAGACGGTGCTCAGCACGGCCCATATTCTTACCGTATTTCTTCGGTCGAACCATTCGCGTAACTAATTTTTTTATTAATGTAACCCAGCTCCGGCTGGGTTTTTTTATGGAGCAAATATGATGGTTGAAACTTACAACTGGTCCTCCCAACTTGGCGCTGGGCCCATTGAATACAGCCAATCGGTACGGACGGCACAGTTCGGGGATGGTTACGAGCAAGTGTCCGATAACGGTATCAACTCCACTGCTATCCAGGTTCCGATGAAGCATACCGGCACCGAGACCGAGGTGGATAGAATCCGTAATTTCCTCCTGGCGCATACAGTAAAAGCGTTCATTATCACGCCGCCCGGCGAAGTTAAGGGGCTTTATCGCGTGGTAGCCGACTCGGTGCGCAAGAACCAGATTAGCAGCAAGTTCGCCGAGCTAACTTTCACTATTAAGCGTGCTTACGGCGCCTATGCCTGAGGTCACTAATGACAGCTTTAATTGATACTGCCGCCATGCTGTCACCGGGTGGCACTATTCGTCTGGTTGAAGTGGATGCCTCAGAATTCAGCGGCGGGATCCACCGTTTTCACTATTCACCTTTCCCGCACTCGCCGGCTGAAATAGATGCGGCGCAGGGCGACGAAAACAAACTGGGGCCGAAATCGATCGTATTCGGTGGTGAGGTTTATGACTACTGGCCGTTTCAGATAACTGGCCTTTCGCTCTCAACTGATCAGGCGGCAGAACCATCGCTAAGCGTCTCAAACCTTGATGGGCATATCACAGCACTTTGCCTGCAGTTCAAAGATATGGTGAACGCCAAGGTGAGCATCATCGACACCTACGCGGTTTATCTGGATGCGGTGAACTTCCCTGAAGGAGTCAATTCCACTGCCGATCCAACGATGTTCACGCGTCAGACTTTCTGGCTCGATACGAAAACATCTGAGGACGACGAGGTCGTTTCTTGGTCCCTCAGCAGTCCGGCAGATCTGCAGAACCAGGTGATCCCTACAAGGCAAATTACCTCATTGTGTGAATGGGCACTGCGCGGGCAATACCGAAGTGGAGACGGGTGCACCTATAACGGCAAGGCGTACTTTGACGCCAAGGGCAATTCTGTTAGCGATCCAGCCCTCGATGTCTGCGGTGGCTGTCTTAGCGATTGCCGAAAGCGCTTTAGCGCCGGGTTGGCTGAACCTAACGCAGCAATCCTCGATTTTGGTGGCTTCCCAGCAACGGTTCTTTTTACCCGATAAACGGACGCATCAATGAACAAAATTATTATGACGGCTATCCGCGCGCATGCGCTGGAGGAGTCTCCACACGAGAGCTGCGGCTTCGTCATTCAGTCAGGCCGTCGGCAGCTCTATATCCCCATACCCAACACACATGAAAACCCCTCCGAACATTTTCGCATTGATGGTCAATACTGGGCGAACGCCGAAGATACCGGCACTATTATCCGTGTCATTCATTCCCATCCAGGCGACGGTGCCCGGCCTATTCCATCCGATCTGGATCGCCAGCAGTGCAACAACTCAGGTGTAATTTGGGGCATTTATGCCCCAGATTGCGATGAATACGCCGAAATCATGCCCGACGCGGTGCCGCTTATTGGCCGCCCGTTTATCCTCGGTTCCCACGACTGCTGGGGACTCATCATGGACTGGCACGCCATTCAGGGCGTCATGCTGAACGATTTCCGAGTGGATTACCCGTGGTGGGAAAGCCAATACCTGGATGATCTCTATTTCGAAAATTGGGAAAAAGAAGGCTTTATCGAGTGCGATCCCGCGCCCGGTTGCATGGTCATCATGCAGGTTGAATCTGCCAAATGGAATCACGCGGGAATAATTACCGAAGAAGGTGATCTTCTGCACCACCTGTACGGGCAGCCATCCTGCATCACGCCGTATACACGCGGCTATTTCAAAGACCGAACGATGATTTGCGTTCGCCACAAAGACCTGCCACGGGAGTTAAAGCTATGGCGCGTTTAACCACAATACGTCTTTACGGCGCGCTGGGCGCCCGGTTTGGGCGCGTTCACAAGTTGGCTGTTCAAACGTCTGCCGAAGCGGTAAAAGCCTTGTGCATCAATTTTGACGGGCTGGAAGATTACCTGATGAACGCCAAGAAAAACGGCATGACATTCGCGGTGTTTCGTGGGAAACGCAACATCGATGTCCAGGATTTTAAGGATTTGGCAGGCGATAGCGACATTCGAATTGCGCCTGTTATGGAAGGGGCTAAGAAGGCGGGCATGTTTCAGACCATTTTGGGTGCGGTAATGGTGGTTGCCGGCGTAATTGTAGGGGTAGCAACCGGCTGGACCGGTGTCGGCCTGACGTTTGGTGCGGGACTTATCATGTCGGGTGCGTCAATGATGGCTGGTGGTATCTATCAGATGCTTTCACCCCAACCTAAAGGGCTACAGGGGCGAGAAGACCCTGACAACAAGCCGAGCTATGCTTTCGGTGGCACAGTCAATACCCTGGCAATGGGCAATCCGGTAGCGCTGCTCTATGGCGAGCGCGAAATCGGTGGCGCCATCATCAGCGCGGGGATCGTGGCCGAGGACATCTGAAGCCTTTTCACTTTTCAATTAGCACCCAATCGGGTGCTTTTTTTATGGAAGCAATATGGCAACGATTACTGGTGCAAAGGGCGGCAGCCAGAAGCAGCACACGCCCGTAGAACAGCCGGATAGTGCCCAATCAATGGCTCGCTGCCGCATGCTGCTGGCGCTCGGGGAAGGTGAATTTGCTGGTGGTCTGGATGCGACCCGCATTTTTCTCGACGGCACACCGCTGGGCAATGCCGACGGTTCAATGAACTTTGAGAGCGTCTCTTGGGACTTTCGTCCGGGTACACAGACCCAGACGCCGATCCCCGGCTTCCCCGCCGTAGAAAATGAAACCACGATTGGTGTATCGCTGACAAAAGCTACTCCATGGACCCGCGCGCTAAGCAATACCCAGATCGATGCGGTGCTCGTGCGCATTGGCATCCCTGGCCTGCAGCAGCAAGAAAAGGACGCCGATATTGTTGGCTCCTCAGTCAAATATCATATTGATCTGGCCGTTGATGGGGGCGCTTACTCAACAGTCATGACTAAAACTGTGACGCAGAAGCTCAGTTCGCTTTATGAACTGACCCACCGTATCAATCTTCCTAAAGCCAGCACCGGCTGGCAGATACGGGTGGTACGTGATACCGCTGACAGCGCCAGCCAGCTGCTGCAGAATAAAACTCAGGTACAGGCTATTACTGAAGTGATAGATGCACGCTTGCGCTATCCGCATACGGCACTCCTGTATGTGTCGTTCAATGCCAAGTCGTTCAACAATATCCCGAAGATTTCCTGCAAGCCGAAGGGGCGCATCATCCACATCCCTTCAAATTACGATCCAATAGCTCGTACCTATAGCGGGACCTGGAACGGCACGTTCAAGTGGGGATGGTCGAACAACCCGGCCTGGATCTGGTTCGACGTTCTGACCGAGCCGCGTTTTGGACTTGGTCGCCGGGTCACTGCGGATATGCTGGATAAGTGGGAGCTCTACCGTATTGCTCAGCGTTGTGACCAGAAGGTGCCCGATGGTAAAGGCGGCAGCGGTACAGAGCCGCGCTTCATGTTTGACGTATACATTCAGTCGCAGGCTGACGCCTGGCAGGTAATCAAGGACATCGCTGCTGGCTTCAACGGCATGACATTCTGGGGCAACAACATGTTTAACGTTGTCTCTGACATGCCGGCGGACACGTCGAAACTGCAGATCCTTACCCGCGCCTCGGTGGTTGGGAAACCGGTCTACTCGAGCGGCAGTGAAAAGACCCGCTTCTCCAGTGCACTGATCAACTTCAGCGACCCGGACAACCATTATCAAGACCGCACCACGGCAGTGATGTTCCCGGATCTGGTAAAGCAGTTTAAGTTCAAGCAGACGCAAATTACTGCGATCGGCTGTACGCGCGAGAGCGAGGCGCAGCGGCGCGGCGGATGGGCGGTTTATTCCAACTCCCTCGACCGTATCATCACTCTACAGACTGGACTTGATGGCTTTGTCTACGTGCCGGGAACGGTGTTTGCTTTCGCCGATGAGCGCCTGTCGGGACGCGTATACGGCGGGCGCATTACCGGGTACAACGCAGGGCTTAAAGCTGTGAGTACCGATCGCGGCACCAGCGCGGTTGCGGGCGATACGCTGATGATCCGCACGAAGGGCGGCACCGTTGAAAGTCGGGTGATTCAGGCCGTAAACGGCACGCAGCTGATCGTGTCTTCTCCGTTCACTTCCTCACCTCTCCCGAATGCCATATTCGTGATTGATGCTGGCCAGTTGCGCCTGCAGTACTTCCGGGTTACAAATCTGACTTTCAACGATGAAGAAAACACGTTCACCATTACCGGTGCCGAATACAACGCTTCGAAATATGATGCAGTTGATAACAACGCCCGACTGGACACGCCGCCGATCAGCCTGATTCCGACAGGGATCGTAAATCAGCCCACCAATATTATCGTGTCTAGCTATGATGCGGTTCGCCAAGGCCAGCGCGTGGCTACTCTCACTGCCTCCTGGAATGCGCCTCTGGACATTAATGGCAAGCCACAGGCGGATGTGATTGCTTATCAGGCGCAATGGAAGCGAGGCGATAACGAATGGATAAATCTGCCGGAGACGGGCCTTCGTAATGTCGAAGTGTCTGGTATTTTCGAGGGCGATTACCTGGTGCGTGTCCGCGCCATCAATACCGGCGGCGCATCCAGCCTCTGGGCAACGTCCACTTTAACGCACCTGAAGGGCCGTCAGGGAGAAGTGCCTGTGCCAGTGGGACTTCGAACCAGCCCAATAAATTGGGGGATCCAGATCGACTGGGCTTTTCCAGCAGATACTGGAGATACCCTCCAAACAGAACTCCAATATTCCCTTAACGGTAACGGTGATGACGCTATGTTATTGGCCGGGGTTCCATATCCGCAGCATAGCTATGTCCAGCTTGGCCTGAGAGCCGGGCAGGAGTTCTGGTACCGGGCGCGGCTGGTGGACCGAATCGGTAACCAGTCCGATTGGACTGCTTGGGTCAGAGGGATGGCCAACGATAACGCCGATGATTACCTGGGCGACATCGCCGGCGATTTCCTGACATCGCAGGACGGGGAGCGCCTGACCAGCAGCCTTGATAACAGCATTGAGGCGGCGCTGCAGAACGCGCTTGCCAATAATGCCACAGTGGATCACCAGTGGCGGCAGCTGGGCGAGGTGCGGGCAGAAATACTGACGGTTAAAACCACAATCGCAGAAGTCGATAAGGGGCTTGCGGATCTGGAAACGGATGTCCGGGCACAGATAGGCGATGTTTCCGCTCAGGTGCAGGAGAAACTTACCGCCCTGGTGGATTCCAACGGCTCATCGGCAATCCACACGCTGAAAGTTGGCGTGAAGATTAACAATATCGAATATCTGGCGGGCATGTCTGTTGCGGCCATCGCAGAGGCCGGGAAGCCTGTGGCCACGCGGGTTGCGTTCAACGCTAATCAGTTCGTGCTGATGAGCGGGAGCGGCACCACGCAGTATTCACCGTTCGCCGTGGTCAACGGCCAGGTGTTTATCAGTTCGGCCTTCATTCAGGACGGCACAATAACCAACGCCAAAATTGGGAACTTCATCCAGTCGAATAATTTCGTTTCCGGCTCACAGGGCTGGCGGCTTGATAAAAACGGCACGCTGGAAATTAACGGTGTGGCCGGCGGCGGCAGGATGATTATCACCAGCACGCTCGTGCGCATCTTCGACAGCAATAACGTGTTACGACTCAGAATGGGGCTGTGGTAATGGCACAAGGGCTGCAATGCTGGGACGCGCAGGGACGAGTGGCAGTGGATCTGACTGACTACAACCTGCGTTTTATGGGGAGCATAACGGTGACGTTAGGCCCGACAGAGACCTCCAAAAATGTTGCCTTCAGTGGTGCCACTCAAAGTGGCACGGTGGTGGTCATTACGTCAGCCTCTCTCAGGAACCCGAATGAGTATTTTTGCCGCGCATACAATGGGGGCTTTAATGCTTTTTTAATGCATGGTTCAACCGGGGGGCTTTCAAATACATTAACCATTGAGGTATATAATTTCGAATGAGCGGGTTTGAAGTTTATAACGAAGATGGCAAGTTACTCATTGACTCCGAAAACCGGTCAACGATGTTTTACGATTCGCGAGCCATGACGAATATAACTGACCGGGGGTTTTATCGGATTAACAGTCCATTCGGTGATGGGAGCACGCTGGGGTATTCTCCCCAGGCATTCTGGAATGATGGCCGCTTGCGATGGCTTCAGTTTAATGCCGGTCGATATGGGTTTCCCGGCGCGGATATTGTTGAGCAAAACTGCGGCAGGATGATCCGGACGGCGCGTAATATCCCTGTTGACAGCGGATACATGGATGTTTTCGACAGAAACGGGAATCTTGTCTGGAGTGCGCTTTCTGCCTCACGTATGCCGCGCATTGTGAAATTCTTTGACGTGCCTGCCGGGTTCGACTTCCAGAATAACATCATCTCCATGCCGCTGGATTTTAACCCGTGGATACTGGTCAATAACTGCCCCGGCAACCTCAGCTACGGCGGTGATGAAAACCTTATTCTTGGTTACTCCGGGATTGTCTTTCGCTGGACAGGCTCGCAATTGCAGGGGCGCTACATCACTCTGAAGCAGAAAACATGGGCGGAGACATTCCAGAGCAGGGGGCTCCGAATCCCCCTGGCTCAGTTTGTCGGCATCTGAAACTCTGGCGTGCGCTGCGGCTGTGTGGCAATCATGTTATATGCTGGCGTGCGGGGTGCGTTGAAAAGATAGGTGATGTTTCTCGTACCCTTCTTTCCATAACACAAACTATTAACGCGGTTTTTAACATGCCGGGAAAATATGCCATTGCTTGTGTCGCTGATTAATTTCAGGGAATGTTTATCACAGTTCAGCTCTGCAACCAGTTTTCCTGAAAGGGATAGTCTTGATGCTTCCACAGGATAATCCATCACGAAATTATAAGGGCGTTCAGTGGATGAACAACCTGAAATTAATGCCACGGGGATTATTGCAATTAGTAATATTCTGCGCACGGTAATTTACTCGCTTATTTAGGATTCACAGAATTATATCAATTCATAAACCTCACTCTGATATTTGATTATCAATTCCACAAAACACACCGCTCAGGCGGGCTATTTATTATCAGGAGATTGCCATGTCGGCAGGAACTCTCGCGCTTACGAACAAATCTGACGCCGTAAAAGGGACTGGCACCACCTTCACTGCAATGAAGGCCGGTGACTTTATTGTGATGAGTATCGGCGGCACACCCTACACGCTGACGGTCAAATCTATCACCAGCGATACGCAGCTGACGCTCATCAGTAAGTTCACCGGGCCAACGCAAAGCGGACTGGCCTGGAGTGAAGTGCCGCGCGAAGCGCAAAGCCTCATTACGGCGGCGCTGGCAACGCAAACAGTCGAAGCGCTGCGCGGGCAGAACCTGGACAAAGATAACTGGCAGCAGGTTTTCAGCGTGAGCGATGACATCACGGTAACGCTGAAGGATGGCTCTCAGTTCACCGGCCCCAGCTGGCTGAAGATTGTTGATTTGCTTAAGACAGTGGACCTGGCACAGGCGCAGAAAATTGCAGACCAGATCCGGCAGTCACAAAATGCCGTGGCCGCTGACAAAGCCACCGTGGCAGCGGACCGGGGCGTTGTTGAGAGTAAGACCGCAGAAGCAGCCGCATCAGCGCAGGCAGCCGCTCAGCATGAACAAGCCGCATCGGACAGCGCCGGCACGGCGAGCCAGAAAGCCACTGATGCCACCGCCGAGGCAGAACGGGCAGAGCGGGCGGCCGACGATGCAGAAATACGCGGCGCAGAGCAAGTTGGCCTCGCCACCGCGCAGGCTGACCGTGCTAAAGAGGAAGCAGACCGTGCCGCCGCGTCGAACCCGGCAAACGCGCTGCTTAAAGCCGAGAACCTAGCTGATGTTGAAAATAAGGCGCAGGCACTGCAAAACTTGCTGGATGAAAAGCCGCTGCCACTAAGTGCCCCGGCGGTAAACCCTAACGACGCCGTGACGTTGCAGCAGGCGCAGAACATGGGCGGGGCAACAGGTCCGACGCAAACCGGCGTAATGAATTTCTGTATTGGCGCAAAGCGCCTGCATGACAGCCGTAACTACATTCCGCAGTATGAAGTGGCGGCAGATGGTCAGTTGCTCAACCGCGAGGACTGGCCTGATCTTTGGGCTTACGCGCAGATGATTGGTGTCATCACGGATTCGGTGTGGCGCGGCGACGTAGGGCAGCGCGCGAAGTATTCCGATGGTGATGGTGCAGTTACCTTCCGCGTACCGGACTTTAACGGCGTCCAGAAGGATGGGGTTAACGGCTTTGCTGGCGATGACTCCATTAAAAGTCTGTATGGTCGCGGCGATGGAGGCGCTGGCGGTGCCGGAAGCATTCACATGGACGGCGCACCTAACGCAACTGGTACCGTTTCTGCATCCCCTCCGCTTAGTTCTAACACAATGAACGGGGCAGGGGTGTTCAGGCAAAGCTCAGTTTCAAATACATCGTCAATCCTTGAGGGCACCGCTAAACCAAGATTCGGTATAGTTTCATTTAGCCTTAACGATTCCAATCCGATTTATGGGCGTAGCCCGTTTGAAATTCGTACTCGCGCTTTTGTCGGCGTCTGGGTAATCCGTGCTTCCGGCGCGTTCGTCGCCGCGAATACATCATTCGGTGTCATGAACAGCTACGCAGCCGGCCAGCCAGCAAACTCTTTGCTGGAAGGTGGGCGCGTGCAGTCTGAAATTCGCGTTGAAGGCGCAGTGAGCGCTAAAGCGGCGCTGGTGGCGAAGCAGCGTGTCGGTGGCGAAGCATGGGCAGCTATTGAAATAACGGACGCCAGCGGCTCGCAGCAGACTGTAAAAACCATTGATATACCAAACCTTAATGGGGCTACTTTTGTGACAAACCTTTCACAGGGATATGTCAGCGCCTGGGTGTGGTTTGATGGCCGTTCATCAGGCGCTAATAATGCACTTCCCATTATGGGGAGCCACAATATTTCATCGGTCGCGTACCTGGGCGGAGGTATCTACCAGATCAACTTCGGCAGGCCTATGGCGGACACTAATTATGGCGTTGCGGGCATGATAGCTCATGGTGCCAGCGACTCTGCAGGTGCTGTCATTGAAGAAATAAATGTTCGATCGGTGAATGGCGTCAGGGTTAAAACCCGCGTAGCCGGAGACGGTCGCGACTGGTCTAACTCAGTAGCCACAACGGTAGCCATCTTTGGTAAGGGAGCAATTTAATGAAGATTATTTATCAGTCAGAGTATGGCGTAGCCGTTTTATCACCCGCAGATTGCGGACTTACTGTCCTGGAAATCGGTCAGAAAGACGTGCCGGCAGGTCTGCCATTCTGGTTAGTTAATGAAGCCGTTCTGCCGCTGGATATTCCCCAGGAAGCCTGGGAGTTGGACGAGGCTGCACTGGGTGAGCCGAGCGGCATTGGCGGAACGTATCGTGAGGTAGCGGGCAATGATTAAAATCAATCAGGACAAGCTGGCAGAAATTAAGGCGGAGGAAATTCGCGCCGAGCGTGACCGCCGGATCGCCGAGTGTGACTGGGCAATGATGCCGGACGCGCCCACGGATAAAGAGGCGTGGGCGGCTTACCGCCAGGCGCTTCGCGATGTTCCACAGCAACATACGTTTCCGCTTGATCCAGTCTGGCCCAGCGCACCGACCAGCGCTGAGAAGTGA